GTAGCCGCCAAAATGCACGACGCAACTGTACCCGCGCCGTGCCACTCCTAGGAGGTAATGCTTACAGAGCTGCGGCTGCCACACCGCCCGCTATCTCTGCAAGGATACCCTCCCCCATCTCAACACCCTCAGCAGCTGCACCTGCGGCGCCGCCGGCGCCGGCTTGGCCGAGATACTGAGCACCCTTAGCTGCTGCGATCAGCTTCGGAGCCAACACCGCTGCGAGGCCGCCTTCCGCCATAAGCGTACCAGCGTTGTTCTCGACGTGTTGAAGAACACCGTTCAAGACACTGCCATCGATAGTCGGTGTGGTCGACATGTGGTGCCCAGGGACTGACGCCAGAGGCCAACGTGTATACATTGAGCCTCGGATCGTGAGTCGGTAAGTCTGGTTCTCAGGAGGTGGGTCGAAAACCCAGACTATGATAGACATACTACGCGGCAGCTCGTCCAGCAACCCCGCCCCAGCGGTGAAGCGGACGAGACAACGCCTCAGGAACTCGGTCTTATCGCTCTGACCAATGTGCCCGTTGTACTCGTGGTACTTCGGTGAGTCAGTTGGATATGCCAGCAACCGGTTCGGCGTCCGCGGGCCGCCAAGCAGCGAGTCACCGTTGACTACCTTGCGGTATGGTGAGTCGCGTATGTTTGACAGCAAACTCGCAAAATTCCCAGGGGCCACTACCTCACCAAGACGCTGCGACGAGTTCAAGTAGTGCACTGAACCACCTCGCGACATCAAGTTGGTGGTGTTAACCAGAGAGCATGACTACCTCATTGCCCGTGTAGAGGTCGGCCCACCAGCGGTGGACGCGGTCTCAAGCGTCGGCAAATCGTATAGCTTCTCCGAGTTAGCAACGAGTAGCCCACTCAACGAGTACTTACCAAAGTAACCAACTGTGCTGGTGCCGCCGTATTGTGTAACGATCAGCAAAGCTTGCTCAGTGGTATTTATGGTGACTACGTCACTGACCAGCGCAGTGTGCGCCAGGGCCTTGCCTGACGCGACCGCGGTCGGAGTGGGTAGCGGGCAGAGTGGATCCATGAAGTTGAGACAACGTCTCTCATTCGGACGGCCCACCAACTGTGTGCCCCGCTGTGCGCCCAGCGTCCGACGCGGCTTCGCCTTGGCCTTGGGTGTCTTGCGGTTCGCCATCGCGTTCTGGCGTTCGTAAGTCTTACGCAGGGCCGCCTTCTTCTCGGGCGGAGCCAAATCGACCTGTGCCTGCTGCTTGGGCTTGAGTGCCATGGAAAGTGGCACGAAACGACGGTGCACTGTGCGCACCGTGGGAGCGTGGTGTTGTCAGGGGACAACTTGAACTCAGGACACCACGCCCCCACATGAAACTTGCCTGCACCCACAGCTCCATCGGCGAGCACCATCCCCGGGTGCGAGAATGGCCCTCCCCACTTAGGGGATACGCAGACTGACCCCCAAGCCCAAAGAGTCATGTCCGCGCGAGCACTAAGCTCCCGATGTGCCGCTCCATCAACCTTGCGCCTCCCCTATCCACAACCTTTATTTATACGTTGCAGAGTCAGGTTCATCCCGATAGGACGCCTGGTTGTGCCGCCAGCGCCTGCTGGTAATGTTGCCGCTGTTGAGCAACCGGCCTTGGCCTTCACCTTCACGTGGAGGGTCCACGCCGCGAATTGGCTCTGGTACCTCTTCGGCTGAGGCACACTGAAGGTAATTCGGTGGGCAGGGACGGGCCTCCCTACTTTACACACAGGCAGCCAAAATGGCTATAGCCCCCACCGTAGTACGATCGCCCAATCATCCCAGGTGACCAATCTGGTATGGACGTCCCCTGGCCGCCTGCGCCAAAATGGCTACGGCCGGGAGCAATTCGCACCGGTGACCTACGTCCCTCGCATCTTGAGTAACTGCGCCGTAGGGTGCGCCCACTACTGCCGCCCCCCGCAACCATGCGCCGACTGCACGGTCTGAGGAAACGGCCCCCAAAAATGACAACGGTGTCCAGGTGCTAACTCACCTAGCCGGTCGGGTGTCAGAGCCTGCGAGGTTGACAACCCTATCGTCGCGGGAGTAGCAAAACATCTGGACAACCGTCCTGAAACTAAAACGCCCAGTGCCATCGCATGCGGTTCGGTTCCTGTCCAGCGGTAGCCATGGCTACGCCGTTGGGTCCCGGGGCGCCGACATGCGTGGCAAAGGGCTGTCCCTGTCGGCGTGGGTCTACTTGCGCATTCGAGGCGGGAGAATCGCCTCGAAGTCCGCGCGAGTTGTCATTAATCCAACGAGTGGCAGCTTTTCAGTGAAAGAGATCCACTCGTCTTTTGTTGACACCCACTTATGCGCGATTGCGAGACTGGCCTCGCGCTCCAGGCCACCCGCGGCCAGGCTAGAGCTCACTGCGAGATTCGTACGCTCCAAATAGGTGCCGTACGAGATATCGCAGAACCGGTTCAGGTTGAGCTGCTTCCATCCCTCAGGAAGCGTGCTCTCCAGCTCCTTGCCTGCTCCCAGCTTGTAAATCTGGTCGCGGGAAAACTCTGCCTGATGGAGATTCGCATCTCCAAGGCTTCCAGCCAGATTAAGCAGCCACTGCGCTACGCTCGGGCAAGTGGTTGCAATCTGTGACGCTCTGGCGATGAGCGCCGGACCGACGGCTAGGCCGAAGCCGTCTTGGTCCCCGACTTGCGCTGCCTTGATCGCCGCTTTATCGGTGGAATAGAAACATCCAGCCAATAGTCTCGGCATATCAGGGCAGGCGCTACCTGGTTCAAGGCCGTTGCCGTTGGTAGTAAACTTCCAACCACAAAACTCGGCCTCGCTCTCGTCCGTCCAGACCTTCTTGGCTGCATCGTAACTCTTCCCCTGGGTGCGGAGGAAGAGTTTCGGACGCATCCCGCACAGGACCCACCGTTGATGCAGAACATCAATCTGCGCATCGGTGAACCTGTTGCCTTTGACGGTGGCGGCCAGCCAGAGGAACGAATCGTCCCCCTCGAACCATAGCTCTATGCGGCGGCGGACTCCGAATATGTCCTCCACCACCGCAACGGTGACCTTGACGTACTTCCACCCGTTTGGCCCGCATAAAACCCAGAGCCAAACGATGCGATTCACCCACCAATTGAGTATAGAAGTACCCCTGTCGCCGGAGCGTCTGATGGCGTCAATCGAGCGGCGAAACATGCGTTTCGTCATGGCGCTCCACAGCATGTCCATGTTGATCCGCTCGTTGCCATACGCCATCTCCACTGTCACCTTCCGCGCGTCCTGCTCCAGCTTCAATTTCTTCTTCTTGTCCGCTTGCTGGCGCGCTTTGGTGAACAGGTTGTATGGGGCGACATACTTCGCGACGCGATCGTAGATCGCGTCGAGAAGCTGGTTCTCTGTGAGATCCCTGAGTACTTGACCGCAGCATGCATCCCATGCGCTTGCGTCGTTTTCAAGGATCTCGCCCTCATACAAATCACCGAATCCACCACTGTTGAGACGTGGTCTGAATTCGGTGGCCTTGATGATCCGGTCCATAACAACAGCTTTAGCATCACCCTTGATGGTCTGCTTTCCAAAGCGTTGAATGGTCCATCTCTCAAGGACTCCGATGGAA